TCTCCTTCATGTCCAACTGCTTTTGCATTGCAAAAAAGTGAATTGTGTACAAGAAAACTTTCAATACGAATAAAAGTACCAAGTTATTGTATACAATGTTTTTCGCTATCTTATTAGCAATTCTTACTCTTAGTTATGGGAGTCCTACAGGTCGATCCAAACTAAACTTAGAAACTGCCACCGTTATGACACAGCATGACCCTATGTTTTTGCCTTACTTTGAATGGAAACATCTCCTTCATGTCCAACTGCTTTGCCCCGATTCAAACATAATGAGCCTTATTGATGCCTTAACAAAGAATGTTTATGACCAAACTAATAAGTTAGAACTGAACTTACAAGTTTTAACCGAAGAGTTATCTAAAGACATGAATAACAACACATTATCAACAAACACATTGTTAATGCGAGATCAAGTTCATGTTGCTAAAAATCTCCAGGCATTCTTAAGAGGTACCTCAGAAAAGTGGAAAAAGCTTGTAAACGGCTTGTTTAAGTTCCACGGCATGGCACAACAGAGCACTTGTTACCATCTAGTGAAGACTAATCAAGGCAAAACAGTTCCTACAGGAATATCTGGTATGGCTAGTGATGCTAGCACATCATATGAAGGTGATTTGTGGAAGGTTTTACATGATTCCATGACCAAGTCACGTCAGAAAAGAACTATCCACATACATGGTAGTGATAACACAATCTTCCACAACTCCCAAATTACTAAACCATCAGATATAACAAAGGAGTTAAGGAGAGACAAAGATTTATCTGATAACCCTACCACCGTCAAATCTGTATCTTACCATAATCCTAAGAGTAGTGAGATGTTAAAATTACAGAATTGTTTTTGCTGGGATGAAGCTACACAACAAGCTCATGTAGATAGGAATTGTGATTTGGCTAATTGCAAGAGGGTTTTGGATAAGTGGTTAATGAAAGGTTTTGGACAAATAACTGGGAATGTGAAACTCTACAATGAGTATGGCAAAACAGTGATAAAGACCACAACACAGCCACCTAGTCAGGTAGAGGATGAGGTTGTTGGTTCACCAGACCAATCAGAAGTCTCTAGAGAAGTAGATGGTCAAGCTGAAACACTTGCTGAAAAATTGTTGAGGAAACATCCAGTAGTACCATCAAAGACCATGGCTGATGCTAATCAGGCTTCCAGAAACCTCCCAACAGTAGATGAGCAATATGAGCAGATTCTACTAGAAAATTACCAAACATCAGCTTTTGTTTATCAATTATGTAGATTGCGATTATCTGACAATCTCCAGAACTGCTTAGGAACCATCCCGGAGACCAATGCTTTAAATCATCTATGGGAAAGGTTGCAATCCACTCATTCTAAAAGGATCAAGAGATCAAGTAATCGGGTGAAGAGAGCACCATTAGGTATCATTGGTAGATTATATAAGTGGCTTTTTGGTGTAGCAACTGTAGATGACGTGGATGAAGTTAGAAGAAACTTTGTGAGTTACCTTAAAGGTCAGCAGAATCTAAGCAAAGCCAATCAGGAGTTCATGACAAATCAACTTAGTATCAACCAGCATTTTGATGAAAACCTCAAAATACTAAACACTAAGATTTCTGACACTGTTAAAGGCATGAATTCAACAATAGACATGTTCATGGATACAATCCAGCAGACCAACAATGTCTTCCAAGACCTTTATTTAACCACTAAGTTATCTTCACTTCTGATACATGGCAATATTTTAATCACCGGGGCAGTGATTGATGCACTAAGAATCAATCAGTATATGGATTCTTTGTCCAGTAGATATCTATCACTATATCATGCCCTGTTATCTGATACTTTAACAGCTGAGATTCTTGACCCTGCATCACTGAAAACAATCCTTCTAGAGATTAACAATAAACTTCCTCCAAACTACCAGGTCATTGATCTTCCAGATTTTAGATCTTGGTACAAAGTTAGTTACTCTACCGTGTCTCTCATTGATAATTCCATTGTTTATGCATTCAAATTCCCCATAGTTAGGAAATCCAGTGAACCTACATTGTGGCATTTCAATAGTCTACCTGTATTCAAAAACGGGACTGCTTTCAAGCTTAATTATCATGATCATTGGGTATATTTGGATGAGCACAATCAAGAATGGGTTCCTATGAGCCAAACTGATTTTAACGCTCGGTGTGACAAATCTACATCGGTTTGTTCAGGTTTTGCCAGCAGATACACTTACTCGAAGAACAATTATAATCATTGTCTTCTCTCATTATTATATGATTCGAGTAAAGTTATTGATCAATGTGAAATGTCTCCTATTGATATAGACCAAGTCCTTGATCCTATTATCGCAATTTCAATTCCTCCGAATCAATGGTTGGTTGAAACTTTATACCCTGTCAAAGCCGTAAAGTCATGCCCTGCTAAATCTGGTCAATTCATCACAGATTCAGTCATGATATCAGGAGTTATGACAATAGAATTAGCTCCGCTATGTAAAATTTCTATTGCTGAGTTGACCCTCGAGTCATCATTGGCACCTCCTGGTCTTGAATCACAATCATATGCTCCTGAATACACATTGGAGTCAGTCAAGATTAGTACATCAGATATTGATATCATTGCTCTTAAGGAAAATAAGGTGCCACAGATAGACATTAAAATGGATAAAAGTACTTGGAATACAAAAGCCATGCAAATTAAGATTAAGTCAGTCGAAACTAACTTGAATGCTCAAAAAGAGTTGGTTAGCAACATCAGTGAAATCAACAAGAAACTTCAGGCTGACTTAATTAAGATAGAGAGTTCATCAGGAAAAACGTTCTCTAGCCAATGGATTAGCTTCTACTGGGAGAACATTATATTTTATATATGGGTCATAATTCTTACTCTGATGACTCTTAGAGTATATGTTAGAGTTTTCGGGATTCCATTAATTGGTAGAGGGAATGGTATTATGGCCAAAGCTACCTTCCCGTTAGTAAGTTCATCAGGTTTTGGTACTGCCAATGCATTCCCTCCACAGGGCAAAATTTATATGGACGGATCTACTATTTGGGCTTCAGCTCCTAATGCGACTAGTAATGTTATGGTTAATGTGACAAATAAATTCAATGAATTCTTTAGTCAACCACATAATACTACAAGTGTAATACATCTTTGTGTAATGGTGGCACTAATGTTATTAATGCTTATACTTATGTATAGTTTGATGTGTCACCACCAATCTATGTTATTAAGAAAATTACTATCTTTAGGAGTATTGCCAATTAATACAAGGGAGTCACAGCATATAGGGGAAATAGGAGTGCAATTGTATGTTCTCGTCATGATGAAGTCCATGTTCGGCAGCAAAACGCATTATGCTGAGGTGGGGATACAGATGTGCACTTTGCCTGGCAATATCAGAGACTGGATCTGCACCTCTAATCTCAGTGAGAACAAAACCTTCATTGTTCCGAAGTGGGTTTGCAGATGGAGTTCAACCCTTGAATTGAGTTGTCAGTGGGGTCCTATTTGCTTAAAGTCAACCAAATATCCCAATGTGGATACTTGTAAAGACTTACCTAAGCATGGAAGTTTTAATATGAGGGAGGTTATTGAGCAGATTAATCCAAAATGCCCCTTCATATGGAAATATATATCTGCTGTAGAGGTGAATAAGGTTATCCTGAGAACTCACAATGATTACAAGGAAATATATAGTTATAACTCTGACACCCTATCTTAACCTACTTCTTTATGGGCTATTTTAAAACTTGAGTTGGACTAATATATTTTCATAATGTCTAATGATAGGGTTGAGTCTCTCCATCAGATCAGAAACAAATCTTTGCCAAGCCAAAAATACAAGACTCCAGATAAAAAACCAGACTTAGATGTTGACAAGCGTTTGGCAATCATTGAGTCGAAGTTAGATTCTGCCTTGGCTCTAATCAGACAATTAGTCCAACTTAAAAATGCTGAAGCTTCAAATAATAATACTGTTAAATCTTCTGCACCTCCTATGTATCCCCATCTTCCTCACACCACCCAGCCTAGCTATGTTACTGCATTCCAATTGCCCAAGCCTTATTAGGTTAGCATAAAAAGTTTAATAAAAATGGCTGTAAATTAGCTATTTTAAAAGTAATATCGCTTTTACCCTCTTTATTACCAAACCAGCTATTTTTCAGCTATCTCAATCATGTTTCCCTCACGCCAGAGAGTTCAACTTGCTATGAACCGCGGTCGTACTATCAGGGCATCACCTATGTTTGCTGCAATTGGCCAGTTTTCCAAATCTGTAGACATAGGTCGAGAGCTACTTTTAATGAAAGCAATGTCACGTATAAACAACCAACCTGGATTTGTAAATTTTTCAGGTGCTATCCTTATCGCAAACCAACTCTCCAAAATTGTAAGCTCTCCCACAGGTGCTGTGACTGGTTCAACCTCAATTTCACAAGTTAGTGGAATTCTTTTTGCTAGATGGATGCTAACTGAAGAACTGACTGAAAACGACATTCAATCTTCTCGTAAAGAGATTGTAAGATTGTTAGATTTACAACCACCATTATCAGGTCCTGATGTACCAAACCTACTGGTTAAAATCATGATAGAAATTGGGAAGATTCCGAAGGACTCAATAATAGATCATGATGGTGCTACAGCTCGATTGGGTAGGTTTAGTTGCGAGGCTGTTATTCCTCAGGAAGGGCTTGCAGCAAGAAAGGTAGTCTTCAGAGAGTATCGTGGTAATCTCATACCTACAACTTGGTGGGGTCATCAAACCAATTCTGAATGTGCCAATGAATTAAGCACTTTAACTACCGGTCCAACTACACTAGACTTTGATTCCTCTCTGCAACCTATGACACCAGATACTCCATGGGCTTCATTGACTGATGATGATGCCAAGTTAGGGATGGTTGAATTATATGGGTCTATTCATTCTGAAAGAATGCGTCAAATTTTTAACTCAGCTTTTGTTATTGCCGTCATAGCCCTATCAAAACATGACAACATGACTGATTCATGGCTTGAAACAAGATTGGAAAGACTAGTGACTTGCTTAGACGATAGCCAAATGACAACCACTGTGACATCAGAAGCCATAAAAAATTTCTATAGACGCTATCAAGTTGAGAAGATTAAAGTGGATGATCTCTATGATCTATTTGTATACATAAATTCTTTATGCTTAGACTTTGACTTGGAACCAATGCAATGGATACTAGAACAGGCATTTGTGAATAATGTTGCTTCAGCCACCGCCATAGCAGAGATCATTGCCAAGTCAAAAACTGTACCTATTACTACAATTCTAGAGACATTACCAGCAACTCAAATACAAAGTTTGATAACCCTTGTGGCCCATCTGCAGCATGATCCATTCTGTGCGATTATAAGACCTCCCATCACAGTTAGACAATACCCTGATGTAGCTTATGTGGGAATTGCTGCAACCTACAACTCTAGAACTGGACCAGGTGGCAAAAGATACCAAGGAAAGCCAGATACCATGGCGACTTTAACAACTGCTGCATTGAACGGTTTAGTGAATTTCTTGCTACAGACCAGCCGCACCCAAATGGAGATGGAACTCAATTTAGATACTTATGCCAAAAAGTTCCTCATGGGGCAAGACAATAGTCAAGTTGTCTTTATTGATCAGGATTATTATGTCATAAAGCCTGATGTGGTTCAGCAGCCTACAGCAGGACAATCTGGAACATCGACAACTCCTACTCAGACTGATGTGGAGATATCCAGAGATTTGAAGGACCAATTACTCCGTAGTGAGAGGGCTGATTGGCCACGCAGGGCTAAAAGTTTACCAGAAGGGACAGTACGGATGACTCAGCAAGAAGTATTTGCTCAGATTGTGGATAAAGAGCCAGTTAAAATGAAGGCTTTCAGAGATGCTATGGATATATTGTTAGACATCACCCAACAGAAACCTATATCTGTTCTCACTGGAACTAATGCAACAGCCCGAAAGCGTAAAAGCAAAATTTCTGGTCGTATGAGGGAAATTATTGTATCCTGGGGTGTTACAATGGAAGAGATATGGAATACTGAAGATGCTCCAGCAGATCTGACTCATGGAACTATTGATATAGATGAATTGGTATGTTTGGGTCGGAAAAAAATAGGAGTTGCAGGTGCTCAAGGACCAGCACAGGCTCCAGGACCAGCAGAAGTTGTTGAGCAAGCAAATGCATGATGACATTGTCAGCATTTGCAAGTAAACAAGGGTACATACTGGGATAACTATTTTAAAACTTGAAAGAGTAAGATTACTATTTCAACATGTCTCATGCTAAATCTATCTTTGATCCATCTGAGCCTGCTCAAAGGATTGCTAGAACATCAAAATCATTCCAGGTTGAAGATAAATTTGATACTTGGTTAAATTTAACACCGTGGATATTAGTTCAAGATCATCTCTCTCAATGTGATAATTGGGGTACTGACTTGATAAAACCAATCAATCATCTGATCTCGCCTGATACTTGCTCAGATTTATATCAACATAAATTTGAGCCTATGGATGTAAGTTCCTCAATTGTGACTCCTACCTTACCTGCTATGGTGATAACCCACATTCTGACTAATGCTAAGATGAGGAATCATATGTCGGACAAATCTGTTAGAGAGTTTATGACAACAACTCTTGAAGCTGCAAATTTATCTTTCTACACTCAAGTTGGACACTTAATGAGTAATTGCAGTGATCAGGTTACAACACTATTAAATCCAACATTGGATGTGTGGACTGATAAGTTCAACAATATTCCAGTCTCTGCTTACACGGCTTTAATCACCCTTGAAGACTTACTGAAAATACAGGAATTACACAAGATCAATAATGATTTTGTGGAGGGAAAAACCCCTAGATCAAGATCATTAAATCGATTCCGTAAATCACCCATGTTCTATCATATACGAAGTTTAGATATTAAAGTTTGGATGGCACAAGATTTATTCATTTTGGATTATAAAATGAGAAGATTTTTAGTACCACTTAATTTATGGCTAGAGCTGTTCAATAAGGTTGCGGATCTCACTTCTCTATTACTTTTTAATCATTTCCAATCAGGGACAGTTATGCCTGACAATCATTATGATGTAACAGAACAATTCATTAGCCATTTGGCTCATAAAGTAACATACTTAGCTGGACCCTTGTCTAATAGACCAACACTAGAAAAGCTTAATACAGGGTTTGCTTACCTTAAAATGATAGAAGGTCTTGGTGTTGCTGTGTTAATCGAGAGAGGGGATTGCATGAAGGGATGGATTAATGAGGAATTGGGACATAATTTATGGAAGTCTATCACAGACGCTAATTTAGATAGTTGTGATGGATTTCATGAGTCATCTTTGTATCATATATTTAGCCAAATGAATGCATCCCAATTAGCGGATCTCATGGGTACTGTAAAAGTGTGTGGACATCCTAGTATAGAGTTACAGAAAGGTCTTAGAGAGTTATATGAGAGAACCCATGCAAATTTAGATATTAATCCCGAAACTGTCATGAATAGTTATGGAGTCCTTGTAAGAGATCTATTCCGCAGTTTTTACCGAAGTCAAAAAAAATATCCGAATATTGAACCAACCTCTATCGCAGATTGTTATAATCTTCGTGAGTTGGTAACTCGCAACATCGACCCATTATCAGAAACTGGCTCGGCTCTCTGGATGAGAATTTCGCGTGAAGAATGGAAATCAGTAAGGTTGCTGAAAACTATGGAATTTGACCCAGTAGATAACCAGCTTCCGCTACTCAAAGATAAAGCTTTAGGTTTGACTAGGAATCATATAGTTAAACAACTAATGTACTCAGAGAATGAAAAGAATAAAAGGTTCATCAAATTTGAGCAGAGGAGGGTCCTATTATCATTCTTGTTAACAGATGATTTCAATGGGGATTTTCGACAATATTTACATGACTTTAACAATGACACTGACTGGTTAGATAATGTTTGGAGGTATCTAGTTATTAAGTTAACCCCTAAAGAATTGGAGGAGAAGGCTAAAGGACGTATGTTTGGAGCAAGTCCAACAGTGGAAAGGAATAGAAGGGTTGTCATGAATAGAAATGTCATGAGAGTAATGGATGAGCATTACCCTGATCAATTAATGACTCCTGGTGATCTACCAATGTTGAAAAAATTATACTCATTTAGGCATCTGAAATTCTTATACCCTCATCACAAGGCTTTACAAGTCAGTTTTGACTTTTCCAAGTGGAACAATAATATGAGGTCGGAGTCTATTGATATACCTGCAAAGCTTCTACTTGATGGACTATTTGGTATCAACATGTATGGGAAAACCATGAAGGCTTATCAGAATATGCTTGTCTATTACTTAGATAAGACCTTTAAAGAACATTGGAATGGGCAATTAGGAGGCATCGAGGGTTTAGATCAAGCTACCTGGTCATTGATATTTTTAGGAGGTATTAAGTGGGCATTAGAAAGAGTAGGGACTATATATCAGGTAACTGTTAAAGGGGATGATGTCAGAGCAGCACTCATGATCGATAACGAAACCATAGAGAAAGATGGTTATGTGTCAGTCAAGAATCAGATATTGCAAGCATTACAGCTACTGTGCAACGAGATGGGTTGGGAGTTAAATCCTAATGAATGTTTTGTATCTTTAACTGTTATTGCTACTAGTAAACAATATCAATTTAATGATACATGGTTACCAACTGCATCCAAAAAAATGATGAAAGTTATGTCATTATCGAACCTGGTATTCCCTACTCTAGAGGAGATTATAGGAAGTGTATTTTCAACTTGTCATTCAGCTTGCACACAGGCGACAGCTATTCTACCTGCATTTGCGACTGCAAATCTCATCGCATCCCATATTTTAGCAGGGTCCTTTTCAAAAGATCGATTAAACTCAAATGAAGTAGCCATGCTCTTAATGTGGCCCCAAATATTAGGAGGTCCAGGTGCATTACCTTTACAGACATTTTTTGTTCGTGGGGAAAATGACATGTTATCTGTGAGTATTTCTCTACTTAGGCATATACTCCTCAACGATAATGAGGATCTCAAAAGGATAGTGACAAAAATATTAAGTATTCCTAAAGATGGAAGAGACAATAATGAAAAGTTGATATCAGATCCATACAGCATTCCTCTTAAAGTCCCTATGCCTCCATCAACAGTATTAAGAAATGAAATTCGAAGAACCATGATATATTGGGTGAGGAACCCAGATATCAAGCTATTGTTGAGTCATAATGGTCAAAGAGATCGAAATGATTTTATTGAAATACTAGTATCAATGCACCCTTATACACCAAAATTAGCTACAGCATTATGGGAGGCTTCACCTTTTGCCCTACTTGAAGAGATTATTGGGAAATTTGAAAATAGTGGTACAATAGTAGCTTTCTTATCTCGAGACAAGTATGGAAATTCAAAAGCTAGTTTAGCTATGAAATCACTTGGAAAAGTATTATCAGCTGGTCGACTTAAGATGAGATTTTGGCTCAGTACAGTTAAGAATTTACATGCTGGTCGGGGTGATTTCTTCGAGGTACCCTATGATATGTGGTTAAACCCATTTATATGCACGACACATATTGTTCATCTCATTAGAGAACGTTTATGGGGAAGAGAGTTTCATGGATTGACCTATCCCAGTCTTGTTGATCAAAATATGATATATCATCCATCCGACTTAACACGGATGCATCCAGAATGGGCAACACACAACATTACCAGTCAAATATTCGTTAGAACAGGTGAAATCATACATCAAACTGATGATTTTAATGATCATTATGCGTCAGTACCTGGTAATATTCCTTGGTTAGGTTCTGTCACCTCTACTCGCATTGTGTTCCCATATTACCAATCGGAGATCACATCTCCTCCTTTGGCAAAAATTAAAAGATTATTGGCCTTAAGAGTATCCTCGAACTATTATGGAAAGTCTTTCACACAGACAATAGATACATTAATAAGAGGTTTAACACACCTTGATTTATCCCACGTTAAGGTCTTAATGCCGGAAACCGGAGGTGGACATTTGGCACATAGGGTCGCCACCAACTCGTTTTCATTATCAACTACTCCGAATTTCCGACCCAATTTGAGTCAAATTGTGCAAGTGAATAATGAGAGTTTAAGGTTAGTAAGGACTAGTAAAGATGATAGAACTATAAATTATGCTGCAAGGCATTTCTTCCTGATAGTACTTGGCACTTTTGAACTTCAAAGCTCTTTGAGATTCCGTGACAGGACATCGTTCATTTGGGAAAGTGTCTTACATCCAGACCCAAGATATCTGCCAGAGTATAAGCTATGTGAATATTGCTGTAACATTGTACAAGATATTCCTATTAAGTTTCTTAACCAAAAATATTTAGATCTGTCAGAATACAGCAAATTGCCATTGGTAGGTGCCTCTGAATATGATCAATCAGTGCTGCGAGCAAATATTGGAAAAGCAGTTAAGGGCCGAGCAAGGAAGTTAGCGGAAAATGTTCATTTTGACCCAACGGATTACATCTGTTTAGAGGCTGCTACTCAGGTTGTAATAGATAATCTACTGAATGACTCTGTTCTTAACTATCAAGCAGCAAGGAATGCAGGATTTTCAAGGATCCCTACTGGTAAGACTCTTGAGCTTATGTCATCAAGCATGCAATTGACAGGGAAGACTACTACAACTTTTTCAATCAATTTAATAAGATCTATGCCAGCCACGATGCTATATTATAGTTTGGTGTCTGAGTTACTAGGTTGGTATTTACACCAAGTTCAAAACATAACGACAAAACATTTGATCACAATAGGTGACAAGCTATTAAGTCATAAGAACCCCTTGACTTCCATGTTCTCAGAATTATCATTAGCTTCTGTGCTAGACAAAATTGCTTTAGGTGCAAGGGAAGTAGGTTATGTGCCTGATTTTATATGGCCTCTCGGTAGTAGTGCCGATGGTGCTCACGCCTCCCTCTACTTTATAAAATCACATGAGTTTTTATTCATAGAGTGGATCACTTCTCAACAACTTCCACCAAAGATCAAAATATTAAAACGTATGCCTGATCCACAAACTTTTATTTCTGTTATGGAAAATGAGTTTGATAACATCTTGATATGGGTGTCGCATTGGTGCAATAGAAATGAGACTTATCCTGATATAGTTAGCTCCTACTTGCATTGGATGACAGATATCTGCAGTAATCTTGATCTGGATGAAAATGAAACTCCAGATCAATTGTTCAAAAGAAGAAATGTGAGATGCCTTGAAGCCTTAAAAAATTTCGAGATGTATGATAATCCTGCATACATGGATATCAGTCGGATGGTTGCTTATTTCCTCATCTATATCTTACCAGAACATTTTTTTGAGAGGGCAGATTGGGTCAACGATGATGTGACCTATACAAATTATTACACATTTGAACTAGATATATGTCAAACAACCCCAATTGGTTACTTTGAGATTCCTATGTGGGACCATCTACATTATGAAGAGAAGATCACATTCAGACAAGTTAAAGAAAAGTTCCCTATTTCCCTAGTTGAATCATTGTGGCGCCTAAGTTATAACATGCTCAACCAGTCAGGATTCCGGGATGAGGTTGTGATTAGTATAGAAGAAGGGATTGCATTTATCAAGGAAAAGATGTTTTGGATGAATAAGAAGACATTTGTTATTTTATCTAATGAAGATGCAGAAAGAACATTGCGGTCAAACCCAATTGATATAGGTAGGGACTTTACTTTTATTACTGATGAGGCTCAAGGTGGACCTATAGAATCTCTGTGGGAGGTCCCTTTTAGATTCAAGGACATATGTCAAATTGCCTTTGATGGATCACATAACAATCAAAGAACCCATTTCCAAATCAATTATACAAGGGATGTCATGACACCTCATTTTGAACGGATCTTGTATCACATTAATATTATTGAAAATCTCGAGAACAATAAAGGTGTATTCCGGGTAGGTTGGACTGGTGGATTGAGGATAGTTGGGGGGCTTAATGCTTCTATATCTAAATATTTGCCAATATTTAGCATGTTACATTTAGAGACACTATTCAAAGATTCTCGTTCTTACACTGCAATCACTATAGGTGACGGAGGTGGTGGTCTATCCAAATTTTTGTTAGATTCATTCGAAAATATAAGTGTGATCTACTGTAGTAAAAGCGTTGTTGATGATAAATCTTCAAAACCTCAAGATTCTGCGGTCACCAACGCTCCAGCTGAATTTTTAACTCATTATATGCACTCTGATACAAAAGCGAGACTCTTATGGCAGGGATGTTACCCAGGTGATATAACTCTTGCTGGCGTGAGGGAAATGCTACTAAGACATCAACAAACATTGAGAGTACCTTGTCGATTAATAATATGTGACATTGATCCACCTTTGGAGAAACCTCTTTACTATTATAAGGACTTATTGTGTTCTACGTTGAAAGTAGGACTTCGATTACGCATCAATAACCCTCTCATCATCATCAAACTTAAGTTAATCCTCAGCATAGAATTACTAAGATTTTTGTATATGTGCCGATGCTTATTCCAACATTTCCACTTAGTGCCCTCGACAATGTCCCGTGATTATGATAAAGAAGGTTTCTTAATATTGGGAGACCCTATGTCTGATGGTATTGTGAGAGACCCTGAATTATTAGATCGCATTATGTTGAATCATGTATCAGTGGACTATAATCTGGAAGGTCTAAACTTTGTATCAAAATCTATTAAGAAAACATTATTACCATACTGGAAACATGTCTGCTTAGGTATACCTCGACACATGTCTATTTCCAAGCTAGGGCAATTGGTGCATTTACTAGATATCCCACTTAGACCTTTTAGTGTAGTTGCAGAATTCTTCACGATACAAGTTGTTCGTAGATCGATGGATGCATGCCAGCTGATACAATTTATACATATGGGTGTAAGAACTGTTATATCCGATGTAGATTACGAGTTGACAACAATTTTTGTTAAACCAACAGGGAAGAAAAAATATTTGCTCAGACCAATCACAACACCCCTTAAAGTATCTATTAGCACTCTGCCTAGTGGTTTATTCCAAGTATGCACACGTTTAGTCCGGATATTGACATTGGACGCTATGTTAGAGGATATTGAAAGTGACTGGGGAAATTATGTTGTAAATCCTATTCCGGATTTAATAGATAAGATCATGGAGAATTTGCACATGCATCTAGTCTCATACTCGAATTATATAGAGGTTGAAGTGCAAGATAGAATGTTTCACTTAATCTGTCACATTAACACAACCCAGTTATGGAAAATGAATCTGACACAGACGATCCTGAAATCCATGGAAAATGGATTGAGATTAATAAATTGGATTAAATTACTAAGCTTCTTCATGTTGACCGAATCTGAACATATCCCTAGTTTAATTAAGCAGAATGAGTGGCTAGAGGTCCATGATTGCTGTTATAACAATGCTTTAGGGCTCTCGAATTATAAATATTTCAATAAGGTGCCAGAATATCTACCATCTTTTACAATAGATTTGGACGGTAATTTCCTATTCCCTGTTTATAACCAAGTTACCAGTGTGGTTGCACAAATGGATATGGTTGTGTGGGATTATGTAAGATCGCAGACTGCAGAAGAATTGTTTTTATTCATGTTAGAGAAGGGTTAGATGTACGTAGTAAAGGGTAGGTTATTAATTTTAAGAATAGATTAAGTATTATTATTTAGGATTAAACTTTAACATTATTTAGTTAGCTTTTTT